GTCCGCGACGGCCAGGTACGCGCCGGCCAGGGACGCGCCGGCCAGGTCCGCGCCGGCCAGGTACGCGTCGGCCAGGTACGCGCCGGCCAGGTACGCGCCGGCCAGGTCCGCGCCGGCCAGGTCCGCGTCGGCCAGGTACGCGCCGGCCAGGTCCGCGCCGGCCAGGTACGCGCCGGCCAGGTACGCGCCGGCCAGGTACGCGCGGGCGGCCACGGCCTGCTCCACCGCGACACGAGCAATCAGCCCGCTCTCGGTGCCCTCGGGCACATCAGCCGTGAAGAGCACGGCGCCGGTCCAGCGGTTCTTGATCTCGTGTTTCAAGGTCTTCTCCCTGTTGCTCACCGGGTGGTGAGGTATGTTCATTTAGAATCCAGGCGCTTCTTGAGGATCCGCACGTGTTGCGTGAGGTCGGCAATATGGATGAGCAATTCGTCCTCTACTTGTTGTCCTTTCATGCGCCCATAGAGGGCACCGATTGCAAGGCCAAGCACGAACATCAAGAGCATGTTTCCAATCTCATTCATGAGGTCTCCTTGTTCATTTGGCTGTGCCCTCGCTGGTAGGTCAGCGCACCTTGACATCTGCGGGCCGCAGCGCCGGGCCTTACCCCGGAGTTAGCCGCAGTCGTTTTTAGACAGCGTTTCGCGGCGCTTTACTGTTACATCGACTGCCCGTAGATATGAGTCAAGTTCCCCGGCTTACGCTCAATCTGAGCGGGAGATTCATCTGGGTTTAGTACGGTCAACGACCGATCAAACCAGACTGCGCGGCCTCGGTTGCAGTCGTACATGCTCACGCATGAAAGGCCTTGGTTTTCCAGAGATTCAAGCGTGCTGCGAGTCACAACGTCCGAGTAGTCATTCCCCCAAACGGCACCATCTCGGCCTTCGAATCTGCTGTGTAGGTAGTACTCGATGAGGAACTTTTTTAGTGCATCATGAGACGGCATCGGAGTCGTCAAATCCCCGCCGTGGATGATCATGTGCCGAAGATCGTGCATGCTGTTCTCCTTGTTCATTTGTCAGCTCGCTCATAGAACGGGCTGACTATCCTGCGCTGGCGGTTTGATCCACGGCGTATGCACAGACAGCGCCATTTCAGACGCCTGCTGATAGGTCTTCGCTTCGTGGATCAGGACGTATAAGTCCTTGGTTTGCTGATGTCCGACGATCTTCTTCACCGCCGGGCTTGCGACGGCCTTGTTGTACGCGTCGCTCTGATCTCTGGCCTTGAATTCGCCGGCGAGAACGGGGCGCGTGAGGCCGCTTCGGGAATGGACAAAGGCGTAGTAGGTCATAGCGCCTTCCCGAGAATGTCTCGCAGATGGGAGCCCATGAGCTGGACTGCTTCGGCGTCTTTCCCGTTGCGGATCAGCTCATGGAGTTGCCTCATCAGGTCCATGTGAATGAGCGGATAGTCCGCTTCGAAATCGCTAGACACTTCGTATCCACGCGATTCAAGCTCATCAATAATCGTGTCGTCTTCAAGCTCTGTGAGGTCAAGCTCAACCTCGACGGTCACTTTTGCCATGCTGGCCTCCAGGTTCATGAAAATGCGAACCCGGATGGGCTGGCATTCAGATGAATCTGGAAGGGTGGGGCTACCACCCTTCATCGCAGCGAGCTTTCATTCGCTGCCCCGTCTTGTCCGTTTCCGGGCCTCCACGGCTCCCCGCAATTCGTATCCAGCCCGGGTGGCTGCATTGCGATTTAGCGTCCTCGCCAACGACGTGCTCACCTGGTTGGGCCAGGCCTGGGTACTTCGCAGCTCGCGGTGCGGCTGTACTTCCTGATCCCACCCTCTACTAAGCTGCCCTTGAGCAAAGCTGTTCTGCGAGTGGTTGAGAGAAGTATAGAAAAATCTATACTTTGATGTCAAGAAAAATCTATACGTCAGGCGCAAAAAAAGGCCGCTTGATGCGGCCTGGCTTCCTTTCGCATGGGAGATGCTATTGGGTTGTGCAGTTCACTGTGTTGAGATAGCTCTGACAGTTGGTTTGAACCGGGCGGTTCTGATTCTGCATTTGCATCTGGTTCTGATACATCTGCTGCTGTTGCAATTGCATCATCTGTGTTTGTTGGAAGAACATGGCGGCGGCGGCTGCATCACTCGCGGCTTGTTGCCGGGCGACGGCAGCGGCATGTGCTTGCTCAATAGCTGCTACTTTTCGCTGAAACTCTGTGTCTAGGGCTGCTCGTTGGGTATTGAACTGTCCAAACGTTAGTGAACCATTCCACAACTGTGCGCGCAAGATTTTGAAAACGTTAAGGTAGTCTCTATACAAACTAACCACTTCCGGGCCGCCATAGTTGGACGCATAGGACTCAGCGGCGGCAACGCAGGGCGCAGACAGCTGCTCGTAAGCCGCGATGGCGATCTTTTCTTGGGGAGAAGCCTTTGTCTGATCCGAGAGTTGGCTTAGGCTGGCCTTGTCTGCGGTGACAGGGATTTTACTGTGCAGAATGCGAACTGAATCGTTCTCATAGGTGGCGTTGCACACTGCATCAAGCTGCTGACGTGCTGCAAAAATTTCATTGGCGCGTGCCCTGCTGGCTTGTTGTGCCTGATATTGCGCGCAACCTGCCATCGTGACAGCAAAAAGCACATACCCGCCAATTCTTGCAATGCCATACATGGTTTGTTACTCCCGGGACCAAACAAGATAGATTTGCGGCCTAAGCTGCGTTCTTGGTGGGGGTTGAGCTTTTGACGGGAGTCGCGCCTTCTATGAACTCGACAACACGTTCGTCAAGTCTCTTCTTCTTCTCATCATCTAAGCTCAGATAGCGCTCAAAAGGGATCGAGAACGGCCAAGCGTCTTCAATGGCGTGCTCAACCTGGTCTAGCCATCCTTGCGGTACGCCGACCTTGCGTTCTAACTCTGCCGCTGCGTTCTCTCCGATACTGCGGCCACCGTTGTATTTGGCTGACAGGAACTGGGAGATCTGAGCGCGTTCGTATCCATACATACGCCCAAAAGACGCAGCGTTGCCTTCAGCACGCTCCAGCACAAGGCGCAGGAGCCGTCGCCGGCGGTTTTCATACTTGTCCATCGAGTGATTAGAGCAGAAGAAATCTAAACATTGGGTTAGAAAGTTCTAGACATAAGGTATAGATATTTCTATACTTGAGTCATGAACGCTATCCAAATCATCGAAGCCATGGGCGGCCGGGCCGCGGTCATGCGACTGACGGGTCTCACGAAAGGCCGCATCTCTCAATGGGCAAAGGAAGACCACATCCCGCGCTCATGGCTGTTGGCGTTTCACAGAATGAAGCCGAAGCAGATCCCCCGCCCGGCAATTTCTCCTCGGCCTTCACGCAAGATCCTGCCTCCCGCAATGCTTGGCGAGTCCGAGTCTAAGGAGACAGCGAATGTCTAGCATCCGCCGCGTAATCCGCGCGCTTCCCCAGTACCCCGACGAGCTGCTAGACCGGCTTGAGCGAGAGCTTGCTGGAGAGCGCGCGAGGCGAGCTGCCCTCAAGGCTGCTGACGCAAAAAACCTACAGGAAACGGCTTCCCTTCTGGCGATTGCACCACCCATGCCAGCAGGTTGGGGGGCACCGACAGGCTATCGAACGGTAGCGATTGGTCGCCCGCTTGTGGAAGTAGTTCGAGACGCACTAGCCCAAGATCCGTGGCCGTCACCGACTGGCATAGCAGGCATAGCAGTGGGATCTCGGCCTGTGAGCTATCCGGCTGCCGAACAGTTTCCATTTGATAGCTGATTCCACCAGGTACGAAGAGCGCCGCAATGGATACGTCATATCGCAACGCCACAAAGAACTTCTTCATGGTCAGTTCCTTTCCATCTGTTGAGTGTGAGAGCCGACAGTGTAAGCGGGAGGAACTGGCCGCCCCCATCAATGCAGAACACCATGTTCTTGCGTTCCCTGCGTCATTCGCGCTTCGTCCAGCTCGCAGCACAGGCGCCGAAAGATATCCATCACAGCGCTTTCACTCGGTTCGTCGAACGCACGCAGGGCGATGTCTTGAGCGCGGGACAGCAGGTTTTCGGTTTCAGTCATTTTCCTAGCCTCATGGATGTATCGAAATGAGCACACAGCCAGTATCTGCCGATCAGGTGGAAAGCACCCGCAAGACCGGCGCAAGAATTCAGGGCGAAGTATTGCGGCGTCTTGCCGAGTTCACGCAGACGCGTGCAGCAGCTTGCATGGGCGTGGATGCCAGCACTCTTAGCCGTTCCAAGGACGGTCTTGATCAGCTGTGCCAGCTGCTGGCCGCACTGGGCTTTCAACTGGCTCCTTCGAACGCAATGGTGATCAGCCGCCATGAGCTGTTCGCCATGAAAACGATGCTGGCCAAGTATTTGCAGGCCGAAGTCGAGAACCACAGCCGGGGTCTGTGAAATGGAAAAGCGCCGCATCCGCGTCACACCCGCTACCCGTCAGATGCTTGTGCAAGCGATGCTGACTGCCCCGGATGGTCATTTCGTGGCTATCCAGGAACCCACACGCACACTGAACCAGAACGCGAAGCTACACGCGCTGTGCAGCGATATCGCCGCTCAGATGCGCTGGATGGATCGGCAGTTGGGCGTAGAGGACTGGAAGCGGTTGCTGGTGGATTCGTGGATGCGTGAGACGAACCGCATGCACCTAGTGCCGTCGCTGGACGGCAAGGGCGTTGTTGCCCTGGGCCAGCAGACCCGAACCCTGGGCGTCAAGGAAATGGCCGAGCTGATCGAGAGCATCCAGGCGTTTGGCGCGATGAACAGCGTTCAGTGGTCCGACGAGCCGCACATACCGGGCTGGGTGCAGTCATGAAAGGCCGCAACCCTACCGCCGAGCAAAAGCGATTCCATGACGTGCTATGCCGGCGCATCGGCTGCGTGGTGTGCCAGATGGAAGGCAATTTCAACGACTACGTGTCGGTCCACCACATCGATGGGCGCACGAAGCCGGGCGCGCATTGGCTCGTCTTGCCGCTTTGCGCTGGGCACCACCAGGACAACGGGACGGCGGTCGCCGTCCATCCGTACAAAGCCCGCTTTGAGCGCCTATATGGCCGCCAGGAGGACCTTCTGGTGTGGTGCATAGAACAACTGCAATTGCAGGGCCTGGAAGTGCCTGAGGGCGCGCTCCGGGCTGCTGGGATGCTGGAGCACGCATGAACTTCTACAAACACTACATCGGCGATTTCCAGCGCGATACCGGGCATTTGTCGCTGACAGAGCGCGGCGCGTATTTGGCGTTGATGCACCACTACTATGCTACTGAGCTTCCCTTGCCCAAGGGGCACGCTGCGCTATGTCGTATCGCGGGAGCCTTCACCAAGGCTGAGCAAGATGCCGTAAAGGCTGTCATGCGCTTCTTTGTCGAAGTGGAAAGCGGTTTGATGCATTCCAGGATTGAAGCTGAGCTTGAAAAGGCAGGCAAGCGAGCAGACACGAATCGTCGTATCGCTCTTGAGCGAGAAGAGAAACGACGCGTGGCACGAACCGAGCACGATTCGTGCTCAAGTCGTGATATGGATGGTGAACCAATACCAGACACCAGACACCAGAATAAAAAACATACGTCGGCTGATGCCGACTTGCCGACCCGATTCCAGGAGTTCTGGGAATCCTGGCCAACCTCAACGAGGAAGGTTGCGAAGGCTGAATGCCAGAAAAGATGGAAGGCTCGCCGACTGGATGCCGTTGCAGAACAAATCCTGGGCCACGTGGCCGCCATGCGGCAGACCAAGCAGTGGCAAGACGGATTTGAGCCTGCCCCCCTGACGTACCTGAACCAGCGCCGCTGGGAAGACGGCGTACACGCCGACCAGGGGCCAGGAGGTGCCGTTCCCTGGGAGAACGCGATATGAACGGCCAGGAGTCGCTAACGCGCCTGCGCGATGCTGGATACCGCCCTGGTGCTGTGTTCTTGATGATCGTGCCGCGTGTTCGCTACTCCGTGTTTTCGCACCCGGACATGGTGATGGCGCATGGTGGCCTGCCGGAGATTGATGTGTACCCCGATGAAGACCCAAGAACCCTGGATCTGCGCTGCATTGCGGGGCTTGACGTGCATATCGGGGGTGAGCAGGAAAAGGCAGTGAAGGCCCTGTATGACCGCGTGAAGCAGTTCCGGCCGCACTCGATCACAGCAGCCGCGGCGGATGCCAACACGATTTTGAGATTTGCAAACGGCGAGGAATGCCGGCTGGAGGGAGGGGTATGAATTCGACAGTTTTGAGGCTGATCACACCGGACACTTTTGACTGGCGCAAGTACGCCGAAGAGACGGACGCAAAGGTCAAAGTGCAAGGCGCAGAAACGTGGAAGGACGAGCTGGTCGCATCGATCCGAGACGGGGTTCAAGTCGTTGGAGCAAGGTTGCCTTGGGCCAAGACACATGACCATCTGCGTTTCCGCGCAGGCGAGGTGACGTTGTGGCAGGGCATCAACGGGCACGGCAAAAGCCAGCTTACGGGCATGGCGATCTTGTGGTTCATGCGAGCCGGTGAAGGCGCTTGCATCGCGTCGTTCGAGATGAAACCTGTGTCGACGCTGCGCCGGATGCTGCGGCAAGTGGCCATGAACGATCGCCCGGGCGAGGACATGGCGATCAGATTTGTTGACTGGTGCGAAGGGAAGCTATGGCTGTACGACCAGCAGGGAACCGTCAAGCCGGAAATGATCTACGGGCTAATCAAGTACTGCGCCCGCGAGCTGGGTATCAAGCACATCGTGGTGGACAGCCTCATGAAGTGCGTGCGTGGTGAAGATGACTACAACGGGCAAAAGGACTTCGTAGACACGATTACGGGCCTAGCACGGGATGAGAGAGTGCATGTCCATATCGTCCATCACGTTCGCAAGGGGGAAAACGAGGAAAAGCCGCCGGGCAAGTTTGATGCCAAGGGGTCTGGCTCGATAACTGATCAGGTTGATCAGGTGCTGACAGTCTGGCGAAACAAGAAGAAGGAAAAGGCGGTAGAAGCTGCGCGGCGTCAGAACATCGAGCCGAACTTGAAGGACACGGGAGGCCCGGATGCGATGCTGATTTGCGACAAGAACAGGCATGGCGAATGGGAAGGGAGTGTGGCGCTTTGGTACCACGCTGGCTCGTTGCAGTACCTGGGCGACAGTACCGGCCGCCCGATCAATTTCTTGGGGGCTTAATCATGGTCAAGGACAGGGTAGTAGAGGCACTGAAACGCGGTGTTCCGATGTCAACGCCGCAGGTCGCGGCAGAAGTCGGATGCGGAGAAGCAACGGCGCGCACAGCAATCCATGAGCTGCATGCTCAGCTCTACATCCACATCAAATCGTGGGAGCGCAATAGCAATTTCGGCTGTCCCTACGCGATTTGGGTATGGGGCTACGGCGAGGATGCGCCCAGGCCGGCCCGCAAGAGGGAGGCGGAGCCGCTGGTAATGGCTGAGAGCGAGTCATACCGGACTATCGCGCGGCTGCGTGAGCAGTGCCTGGATGCCGGGCCGTTTCGCGTATTGATGGCGCAGGTGGTTGCATGAACCGATCATTCGCCGCCGGCCGTCTCAAAACTGGCCAGATGAACAAGTCCGAACAAGCTTACGCCGACTACCTGGCCCAGCTCCAGGCTGTCGGCGGCATCCTTTGGCACAAGTTCGAGGGGATGAAGTTTCGCCTGGCTGACAACACGTTTTTTAGTCCTGACTTCGCGGTGATGATGCCCGACGGGCAGATCCACATCAAAGAGGTCAAGGGTTTCATGATGGAAGACGCCAACGTGAAGATCAAAGTTGCTGCCGAACAGTATCCCTTTCGCTTCTTCATCGTGCGTGCGAAACCGAAGAAGGATGGTGGGGGTTGGATAGAGACGGAGGTGGGAAGATGAAAACGACCATGGAAAGGTTCAACGAAAAGTTCCGCGTCGATGATTCGGGTTGCTGGATATGGACAGCCGGAAAGAAAGGGGGAGGTTACGGCGTCTTCTATTTCAACGGCAGATTGCATGGGGCGCATCGTGTTGCCCTACATCTCTACAGGTGTGAAGACCTGAGCACTTCGAAACATGCAATGCATTCATGTGACAACCCGGCCTGCGTAAATCCTGCACATCTGTCACTCGGCACGGCGACCGAAAACATGCGCGATGCCGCAGCGAAGGGAAGGACCGTAAGGGTGGGGGATTGGAACGGCCAAAGGAACCCGAAATCCAAGCTATCTCCCGCACAGCGGCAGCAGCTAGAGGCTCTGCTAACAACTACAACCGTCTATTCCAGGAAGGAGCTGGCGGACAGGTTCTCGATCACGCCGGAGCGTGTTTGGCAAATCCATAAAGAAATCAAGGCCCGAGCCAAGAAGGATGGCGGCGGCTGGCAAGTGGAGGAATTCTGATGAAACAAGCAACGAAGCCCGGCACGATCAAGCCCATCGAAGCTCGCGCATACACCCCATCCATGCTGATGCGCCAGGTAGCAGAGCGGGCGCAGTACCAGCCCCGGCAGATCGCCATGACAAGTCGGGTGAACAACTATCGGCCACTGGGGGAGTAATGCGGACTAATTTGGAAATATTGCTCAGTGAATGGGGCCGCGCACAGGATATCCGCCGAGACAAAGCCCTCGGCTATCCCACCGCTGCTGCATTCAGCAAAGAGCGCGTAGATCATGACGGATGGGGATACAGTGGCCCGGAAGTCTGTGCCGCTGACGGTGACATGCTGCGTATTGATGACGCTATCAATCATCTGCATCCAGACATGCGGGTCGTCATCACTGCGCACTATGTCTGGGCTGGGCCGGTCAAGCGTAAGGCAGACTTGCTCAAGATGGCGCGCACGGCGTACTACGAGACGCTGGAGTATGCCCACAAACAGCTATCGCACTCGATGGGAGGCACATACGCAACAGGGTACGAGACTAAATTGTCCGGACACCTAGCGGAACTGTCCGGATGTATTTAGAGTAATAAGTGCAGGCTGTGTAAGTGTCACTTGCTCAGTCTCAACGTGGTCTTGCGCAGGCTGATGCGCATGGAGAAGGGGTAAAGCCCTTGAAGTCAGATGGCGGTCACGTACTCGCGTATGAGGCCATCAAGCCTGAGATCAGCACAGGCGACCACACCCAAGCCCCGAGTGAGAAATCGCCCGGGGCTTTTTCTATTCTTAGCCTCTGCGGAGGCCGGAGACAAGCATGTTTGAGCCGAACAAGACCATCGAATACCGGGTTCGCCCGGTGACTCGCTACATCATCACGCGTTACCACCACGAGACGACGCCTACGGGTGATTCGAGTGGCGGTGTGGAGACGCTTGGTGAATTCGATAACCAAGTACGAGCTGAATTGATCGCTCAAGCTCTGGTTGAGCGAGAAGTGGGGGCCAAGTACATCACTGAATGCCCCGGTCCCATGCCTAGCCCCTAACCAAAAACACACTCATAAGCCTGCCGCCTCGGGAATGCGTCATGCTCCAGCCCCTCCCTGTCCCAAGGCGCTTACCCTTGCAGGCGGCAGCCTTATGAGTGTCTAAAGTAGATACAAATAGACATGGCAAACGGGAAGAAGACCGGAGGGCGCCAGAAGGGCACCCCAAACAAGACGACGCAGGACGCTAAGCAGGCAATTGAGCAAGTGGCCGCCGGCTTGGGCGGTGCTGGTGGGATGCTTGCATGGGCGCAATCTGACCCTGCTAATGAGCGGATCTTCTGGTCGACTATCTACCCTCGTATCCTGCCCAAAGAAATTAAGGCCGAACATGAAGGGGAAGTTGGCCTTACCGTGAAGATTGTTCGTCTGGGCGATGCCTGAGGTTGTTCTTCCCGCGCATGAATGGAAGCCTAGGCCACACCAGCGCAAGATTTGGTCATACCTAGAGAATGGTGGGCGATACGCCTACCAGATTGCCCATCGACGTTGGGGCAAGGATGACATAGCGCTCAGGTGGACGAGCGTAGCGGCATTCCAGCGTGTTGGTAGCTACTGGCACCTGCTTCCAGAAGCGGTGCATGCTCGCAAGGCGATCTGGTCTGCGATCAACCCTCACACAGGGATGCGGCGGATCGATGAGGCATTCCCGATGGCTCTACGCAAGACTACGCGAGAGCAGGAGATGTTCATCGAGTTCGTGAACGGTTCGACCTGGCAGGTGGGCGGCTCCGACCGATATAACTCGCTGGTCGGCTCATCGCCAGCTGGTGTGGTGTTCTCCGAATGGGCGCTTGCGAACCCGGCAGCATGGGCATATGTGCGTCCGATCATGCTGGAAAACGGCGGCTGGGCAGCTTTCATTACGACGCCCCGAGGACATAACCACGCAGAGCGTATGCTTAAGGCAGCCCAGAAGATGGAGGGCGCCTTTGCCGACGTTTCGAGTGTGGTGGACACCGGTATATTCACCCCCCAGGCGTTGGCCCAGGAGCGGCAGGCGCTGATAGATGAATATGGGGATGACTACGGCGAGTCGATCTTCAACCAGGAGTACCACTGCTCATTCGATGCAGCAATCCTGGGGGCCTACTACACAGCCTGGATGGTGAAGGTCAAAGGTGAGAATCGGATAACGCAGGTCAATGTAGATCCCACGTTACCAGTGCATTTTGCCTTTGACCTGGGCCGCACGGACGACACCAGTATCTGGGCGTTCCAGGTGCCATGGCAGGCGATCCACGTCTGTGGATTCCATACCAGCAATGGTCAGGATGTGGCGTTCTACTTGGACTGGGTGAGGAAGTGGCTACAGGCCCACGGGAACCCAAAGATGGGAATGTGGTATCTCCCACATGACGCAAAGGCCAAGACGCTCGCCAGTGGTGGCCGTAGTGTGCAGGAGCAAATCGTAGAAGGCACTGAGGACCGAGAGGGCAGGAAGGTGCCGGGGATCGGCTGGGATCATGTGGATATTGTCCCAGACATAGGAGTGCAGGACGGTATCCAGGCTGTACGGCGCATTCTGCCCAGGTGCTGGTTTGACAAGTCTTGCGAGGATGAGGGTGGGATTGATGCCCTGTCCCAATATCAGCGTGAGCTGGACGAAAAGAATAGCCGTCCTGGGCATATGGTGTACCGGGACAAGCCATTGCATAACTGGTGCTCGAACCCCGCCGACGCGTTTCGGATGCTGGCCGTTGCCTATCAGACTGAAAAGGTGACAAAGCCCGCCCCGCCGGCGCCAAAGTACCCACTAGAAATGACCATCGATCAACTGATTGCCAGGCAGCGCAATAAGCGCCTGGCCGAGGAAGCGTAATGCAACTTACCTTTGCGACTTACCAGACCGCAGTGGCCATCACGCCTAGCGATACTGTTGCCCAGTCGTATCGGGCTATCTATGTTGGTGGCGTTGGCAATGTGACTGTGGTGACTGCCGGCGGCAATACGGTAACGTTTACCGCGCCTCTTGTTGGCACGGTTCTGCCTGTCGAGGTTAAGCAGGTGTTGGCGACAAATACGACCGCCACGCTCTTGGTGGGGCTGGCCTAAATGGCTGACATTGATTCGACCGCCATTACGAGCGTAGACAGTACGCAGGACTTCGGCACTGGCCGGGGCGCATCGTATCGCCGTTGGATGGTCGAGCTATCTCTTGCCAAGAAGCGCATGAAGGACTGGCGTGAGAAGTGCAAGAAGTACTGGGACCTATACCACGGCACATCCGTAAGCCGGAAGAAGAACAGCTATAACGCGCTCTATGCAAACACCGAAATCCTAGCGCCCAGCGTATACAACACGATGCCGACGCCGGATGTACGTAGGCGCTTTGGCGAAGATGACCCGATCGGGAAGTCTGTATCGGAAGCGATAAACCGTTCCCTCACTTTTAATGCTGAAACGACGGGCTTTGACACCGAGATTCGCATGGACGTGCTGGACATGCTCATCATCGGACGTGGTATTTCGCGTGTCCGGTATATCCCTGACCTGGTGCAGGTGGGCGACATAGCCCAGACTGGCATTGAGGATAACGAGACGAATCTGGAGCATGAAGCTCAAGAGGGAACGCAGAACGAGGAGTTGGCCTGGGAGACGGCGCCCATCGAGCATGTGAAGTGGGACCGATATCTATGTGGGCCTGGGCGCACGTTCAAGGAAATCCCTTGGTGGGCATTCGAGCATGACCTGACGCGAGACGAGCTTGTTGACCGCTTCGGCGAGCAGATAGGAAATGCAGTTGAGCTTAATGCAGGCCCCGACGATCCGGAGGCGCGGCGGATCAGCGACGATGAAACGGCGGCCTTGTTCAAGACTGCTAAGGTCTACGAAATTTGGGATAAGGACACCCGCACGGTCATCTGGGTGAGCGATGGCTATACCAAGGGAGTTCTGAAGGTTGAGCCGGACCCGCTGTCGTTGCAGAACTTTTTCCCGGTTGTTGACCCGCTCAGGGCGATTGAGGACTCAGATACCTTCGAGCCGGTGCCGTTGTACGATCAGTACAAAGAGCAGGCGGAAGAACTTGACCGTATTTCGACGCGGATCAATAAGCTCATTGATGCCTTGAAGGCACGTGCAATCTACGACCCGTCCCTGGGTGATGTTGTGGCAGAGCTGTTCCGAGGGAACGACAACGATCTGATTCCGGCCAGCACCAATATCAAACAGCTGTACGAGAATGGCGGCATTGGCGGGGCTATCTGGTTTGCTCCCATTGAGCGGATCATCGCCGTTGTGCAGTCCCTGTACAACCAGCGTGAGCAGTGCAAACAGGTCATCTATGAGCTGACTGGCATCGCAGATATTATGCGCGGGTCTACGGACGCCCAGGAAACTAAGGGTGCCCAGGACTTGAAGGTGGCGTTTGGAATGACGCGCCTATCCAGAATGCAGCGTGCTGTGCAGCGCTACATCCGCGACTTGATGGCGCTTCAAGCAGAGATCATCTGCGAGAAATTTTCTACCCAGACCATAGAGCAGATGACGCAACTTGGGTTGCCGACCGACGCCCAGGTTATGCTGCAACAATGCGCCGCAATGCAACAAGCGATCATGGCAAAGCAGGCCGGCCAGGATGTGCCGCCGCTACCGCCGAAGCCCACGACCTGGGAAGACGTGAAGCGCATGATGGCTGATGACGCTCAGCGCACATTCCGCGTGGACATTGAGACGGATTCGACGATTGCGGCTTCGCAACAAGAGGATGCCCAGGACTTGGCGGCTGTAATGGGCGCTCTGGTCCAATTGGTAAAAGAGGTCGGGCCCATGGTGCAGATGGGTATCCTTCCGTTTGAGGCGATGAAGCAGCTGATGCTGATGACGGCGCGCAAATTCCGGATGGGGTCGCAAGTCGAGGACGCTATCGACGCGATGGAGCCGCCTCCGCCTCCGAAGCAGGATCAGCAAGATACCATCCCGTTACAGGTGGAGCAGCTTCGCCAGCAAGGCAAGCAAGCTGAAATTGCGGCCAACCTTCAGGCGCGGCGGGAAGAAGCCCAGATCGACGCACGCACCGAGTATGCCAAGCAGCACGCGCAGGCTGTTCAGGCAGAGCAGGAAAATGCCCTTGAGGCCGAGCGCAAACGTCTGGAATCCCAGCAGAATCTGGCTCTTGAGAGCATGAAGCAGGAGAACCAGAAGTTCCTGGAGCAGATGAAGGCCGAGATGAGCAGTCAAATGCAGGTGATCTTGCAGGCGATGAAGAGTCAGACGGCTATCGAAGTGGCGGAAATCGGCGCTCAGACCACGTTAGATGCAGCCCAGATGAATGCCGCGAAAGCGGCTACTGCGGAGGCCAGTTGATGCCGCTCTATACATACAAATGCGCGGCTTGCGGATCGTTGGAAACGGCATTCCGTAAGATCGCCGAGCGCAATGACGCGCCAGAGTGTCATGGCTTGATGGCTCGCATCGTCGAGGCGCCGGCTGTTCAGCCCGACATTCCCTCATACCAGTCGCCAATTGATGGGCGCTGGATCGACGGCCGTAAGCAGCGTATGGAAGACCTTAAGCGCAACGGATGCAGACCCTGGGAGGGTATGGCAAATGAGCGCAGGGAAGCCATCAAGCGCGCTGACGAGGCTGATAAGAAGCTCGATGCGGTGCTGGAGAAGGGCTTGCACGAAACGCTGAATCACATGGGCGTGGAAAAGCGCCAGATTCTGGAAAGCGCGATCTAAATCTCAACGATCTATTGCAGTCCGCCATAGAGCGGGCTTTTTTATTGCCTGCAAGGAGCAGAAATGGAAGGCCAAACGATAGACGCCACTTTGGCGGCGACATACGAGAATCTGCGCGGCTCGTTTGAGCCTGATTTTTCGCCTCCGGAGGGCCAGTCGGCGGCGGCAGAGCCCGAACCGAGCGAACTGGAGGTGCCGGAAGCCGAGCAGTCTGAGGCGACGGAGCCCGAAGTAACCCCTGGGGCGACGGAGCAGCCGGAAGCCCCCGCTGAGCCGGAGCAGGCGCCCGCATTCAAGCCGCCATGGAAAAAGGCGGCTTTGGCTGAGTGGGAAAAGTTGCCCGACCTGGCGCGCAAGGAGATCGAGCGCAGAGAGAACGATTTCCACAAGGGAATCGAGCAGTACAAACAGGATGCTGCGACAGCCAAGGAGTGGGAGCGCACGATTTCCCCCTATTTGGCGACCATCCAGACGCTGGGCGCGTCACCGATACAGGCCGCAGCTCAGTTGTTTCAAGCAGATCATTTGCTTCGCTATAGCCCTATGCAGCAGAAGTTGCAGTTGGGGCTGAAGATTCTGAACGATTATGGCTTGGACCTCCCGACGCTAGCTCAGGGCATCCAGCAGATTGCCGGTGAGAAAGTGTGGGAGCAACAAAATCCCGCCGATCCTCATGTTCGAAGACTTGAACAGGAATTGGCACAGTTAAAGCAAGAAAGGCAGCAAGAAAAGCAAAGCGTGCAGAGTCAGGAGAACTCCGCGATAGAAGCCGCTATTGCTGAATTCGCCGCAGATCCGGATCACGAGCATTTCCAGATTCTTATGCCGTTGATGGGGCAACTCATCGGAAACGGACACGCAAAGAATATGGACGATGCTTACGAGATGGCTTTGCGGCAGCACCCGCAGACGTACCAGATTTGGTTGGCTCAACAGCAACAGAAGTGGGACGACGAGCGGAAAGCGCAGGTCCAGAAGGCCAAGAAAGCAGCAGCGAACAATGTTCGCCCCAACGGGCGCGCCAGTGTTCCATCTGCTCCTGCGGCCAGGACCATGGAAGAGGACATTGAGGCCAAAGCACGAGAACTTGGCCTCCTCAACTGATATAGGAGCCGACCATGGCATCTCCCGGTCAGTCGAGCCTGTTCAACGCTTTCACCGAACTGGTATCGACTACTTATCGTAATCACCGCAGTGACGTTGCGGACAACGTTTCGAAGCACAATGCCCTTTATCGTCGCCTGACGAGCAAGGGCCGTATTCGTGTTGAGGACGGCGGTCTGTCTATCGTCACCCCGCTTGACTATCAAGCTAACTCCACCTACCAGCGCTATTCTGGCTACGATGTGCTGAACATCAATGCCGTGGATGTGCTAACTGCCGCGGAATACCCGTGGCGCCAGATCGCCGTGAACGTTGCTGCGTCTGGTCTGGAACTGCGCACCAACTCGGGCGCGCAGCGCATCATCAACTTCACCAAGGCCAAGATCAAGAACGCTCAGCGCTCGATGGCTAACGGCATGTCGGTCGATATCTATTCGGACGGCACCGCTGCGAACCAGATCAACGGCCTACAAGCCATCGTGGCCGACTCTGGCCAGGGTACTGTCGGCGGCATCAACGCCGGCACCTGGGCTTTCTGGCAAAACTTCGTGCAATCGGCTGCTGCGCCCATCCAGGGCGGCGGCGCGATCACGCCCAGCGCGACGACCATCGAGTCGCTCATGCTGCCGACGTGGATCAAGCTGACTCGCGGCACGGATATGCCGGACATGATCGTCATGTCGGACGACTACTTCACGTTCTACGAGCAATCGCAGACGAGCCTGAAGCGGTATGCGCCGGAAGACAATGGCCAGGGCGGCATGGTGTCGATGAAGTACAAGACGGCCGACGTGTTCTTTGATTCGTCGGGTGGTATCCCGTCGCAGCACGCGTATTTCCTGAACACCGATTACTTGGAATTGGTGGTTCACCGCGATGCGAATATGACCATGATGGACGAGCTGCGCAGCGTCAACCAAGACGCGGTGGTGATTCCCATCCTGTTCCAAGGCAACCTCGTCTGCTCTGCGCGTTTCTTGCAGGGCGTGATGAAAGCGTAAGGAGCCCGAGATGACTACGGCAGCTTCCGCCTACCCGCTGATTGGTTCTCAGCCTGTGGGCAATTTCTTCCAGCCCGATAACATCCAGCGCCATGTGCTGGGTACGGTGCTGGGCGCCAACGACCCGTACTGGGGCGGCCAGGAGCTGGTTTACCTGGCTGTCCCTGCCTCGACGCCGTTGGTTGTCGGCACTCCCGTTGTTTGGGATGTCAACAACAGCATCGTTGTGGTGCCTAATACGGCCAACCTAGGCATGCCCGTCGCGCTCTCGCTGAATTCGGTGCCGACCTCCACCAGCGTGCAATACAGCTGGTTCGTGATCGAAGGCAAGACGCTTGCGGCGTCTGGTGCGTCGGTTGCGGCGGCATCGCCGATCGGCATTACTGCTGCGGGCCGTCTGGGTGCGAACTCGGCCGGAAAGCAGATCCTGAATGCCCGCGTGAATGCTCCTGCAACGACGACCGTTGCGAAGGCCAATACCCAGACCATCAACGGTTCGCCGATTATCCGCCCGTCCAATACGGACGGCTGGTTTGTCGGCATGGCGTTGTCTGGCACCGGTGTTCCGGCTTCCACGACGGTTTCCGCTATCGGCCCGGACAACACCGTGACCATGAGCGCGAACGCTACGGCTACGGGCTCCGTAACCGTGACTGGAACGTACAACGACGGCACCATTTACTACAACGTGGTGACCGTTGATCGTCCGTTTGCCCAGGGCGCTATTACCTAATCTTCCCCGCTCCTTGGGGTCCTTTCGCGGCGCGTTCCTTCGGGTTCGCGCCGCTCTTTTTGGACCCGGGAGCAACAAGAAAATGACCCAAGGAGAGTTCGATGTTTGAGATTTCGTTGCAAAAGGCCGGAAGGCCACATGTGCGCTTCGAGAAGCGCGCCGAAGAAGATCGAGCGGCATCTGTCGAGCAAGGAAAGAAGGTCTATCGGGACCGTGATTGGGTCATCATCACGCCGCCTGGTGGGAAGGACGTAGTAGAGAACCACGCCGAGCAGTGGCTTACGAATATCCGGGACCGCGCTCAGGTTGGCCAGTATGACCCCGAGTGGGTATCCACTTTCGAGAAGATGTATGCGATGTGGAAGGACGGCCAGGAGATGCCGGAAGACGGCACACCCTTGAAGATGTGCACCACTATCTTTTCGCCAGCTGAAATCCAGAACTGTCTGAATGCGAATATCCGCACGTTGGAACAGCTTGCCTCGGTTAACGAGGAAGGGATGGGCCGTATCGGCATGGGGGCTAGGGCGTTGAAAACCCGCGCCCAGGAATCTGTGAATATCGGCGAGGGGAAGGGTGGTGCGATGCGTGTCGAGGCGTTGGAGGTGGAAAACGCCGCCTTGAAGCAGAAGGTTGAAGACCTGACAAGCATTGTTATGGAGTTGCGCGAGCAGCAGGCGATGGACGCGCCGCGCCGCGGCCGCCCTCCCAAGCAACAGGAAGCAGCGTAAATGACCTGCCTGACGATCATCCAAGACGTATTCCAACGGCTTGCTCTGGGGAACCCATCTGTTGCCGTGGGGTCTGCTGACCCCCAGGTTCAGCAGATGGTGCAACTTGCCCTTAAAGAGGCCGAGTGGCAACTGTCGGAGTTTGATCCTCAGGTCTGTCTTCTGGAAGGGTCGTTTACGACTGTCGCGGCGGAAGTCCAGGTTGCGGATATTCGCACCACGTTTCCGGGGATGAAGGCAATCCTCAATGACGTCATGTGGAACCGCGATCTTCGGCGGCCTGTTTTCGGGCCTATGACTGCGCAGCGCTGGGAGCAGTTGAAAGCCATGGTCATGCAGGGGCCGTGGAATCAATTCCAGATTCGGGGCAATGCGATTCGATTCATCCCCGACCCTGCGCCAGGCCAGAGCGTCTGGTTTCAATACAAGTCAATCAACTGGTGCGAATCCGCAGCTGGCACTCCGCAAAGTCGGTTTCTAGCTGACGATGATGTGCTGTTACTTGATGAGCAAACATTCAAGTTGGGCATGGAGTGGCGCTGGAAGAAGGCAAAAGGCCTGGACTATGCACAGGACTTCGCTGATTACGAAGTGGCTTTCCAAGTCACCAAGGCTAGGGATGGATCCAAGGACGTTATCAATATGGGAGACGTTCGCTACGATATTTATCCCGGCATTCTTGTTCCTGCTGGGAGCTGGGGATGATGCGGCGCGCTGCCGCGCGGACAGTGCGGTCAACAATTAGCGAATCGGCGAGTATTCCGGCACCTATCGGAGGGTTGAACGACCGGGACCCCTTGGCGGCCATGCCGGTTTTAGATGCGGTGATTCTAGAGAATTGGTGGCCATTGCCGGGTCGTCTTCAGGTGCGTCGGGGCTACACCGACTGGGTTACCGGATTCTCGACCGCAGTTGAGACGCTTAGCGAGTACTCGCCGCCGAATGGCTTGAACCGTCTTTTCGCCGCCTCTGGTGGCAACATTTACGACGTTACGAGTCCTGGCGCACTTGGCGCGCCAGTGGTTACGGGGCAAACCAATAACCGCTGGCAGGATGTGCAGATCACAACGCCTGGCGGGAACTTCCTATATCTGTTAAACGGGGTTGATCGTCCGCTGCTATACAACGGAACGACCTGGGCATCAATTGATGGCGGAAGTTCGCCTATTGCCATAACCGGCGTGACCACCACGCTTTTGGTACAAGGCTGCGTATTCAAGAATCGCCTGTTCATGGTCGAGCGTGATTCGATGCGTGCTTGGTATCTCGGGGTCAATGCCGTTGGAGGGGTGGCAAACAATCTTGATTTAGGCGCAATCTTCCAGCGTGGGGGTTGGCTCGTCGGCATTTTTTCATGGACCATCGATGCGGGTGATGGCGCGGATGATCACCTAGCGTTTATCTCAAGCAACGGTGAGGTGGCCGTCTATTCGGGTACCGATCCCTCATCTGCCGCGAACTGGAATTTGGTCGGCCTGTTCTATCTGGGGAAACCAGTTGGCCGCCGCTGCGCCATCAAGTTCGGCGGGGATCTACTCGTTCTTTGCGAGACAGGCGTGATGCCGATGAGCAAAGCGTTGCTCACTAGTTCGATTGATAGGCGCGCAGCTGTATCTGACAAGATCCAAAACAGCATTAATGCCGCTATTTCCAGCTACAGAGGCAATTTCGGCTGGGAACTGTGCCTGTTCCCTGAACAGAATGCGCTGGTGGTAAACATCCCCGCCGGCATGGGCCAGAACTACCAATTTGCGCAGAACACGCTGACTGGCGCATGGACGAAATTCACAGGTTGGGACGCGCAGACTTTCAAGAATACGTCGCAGGGTCTTTTCTACGGCGCTAGCACGTCAGTACGGCGCGCATGGGTGGGGAACGCTGATGGCACCACCATGATTGTCGCTGATGGGCTTTCGTCGTTTCAAGATTTTGGCGCATCCGCTCAAAACAAGTACTTCACGATGGCCCGCCCGTATGTGCAGACCAATGGCAATCCTTCGATCCTCTATTCGATCAATGGCGACTATCTGCCAACCGAGCCTACAGGAACAATAAATTTCGTTGCGCCCGGTGGGATGATTTGGGGTTCGATGATTTGGGGTTCGATGATTTGGGGCGGACAGTTCGTCCAGAACTCGAATTGGAACACTGTCGGAGGGGTTTATCGCTCGGCTGGGTTGCGCCTCAAGGCGCAGAGTAATGCCTCTACGGTTGAGTGGGCATCGACCAGCTACGTATACCAGCGTGGTGGGCCGCTGTGATCGTTTTTGACACTTCTCTGATTGTGCCGTGGGTGTGTGAGCGCGTAGGCATACAGAAATGGTCATTGGATTCGTTCACCGCGATTGGGCGTCTGAAGGACGGCAAGTTGGTGGCCGGGGTCCTCTATGAAGACTGCAACGGAGCAAATGTGTTTTGTCACATCGCGGGGGAAGGAAGCGGCTGGATGAACCGGCAATTCCTTTCGATCATTTTTGACTACCCATTTCGCCAACTTGGAGTCAAGCGAATTAGCGGGGTAGTTGAGGCGAGCAATGCAGCTGCTCGAAAGTTAGACGAACACCTTGGATTTGAGCTTGAAGCAATCCTTCATGACGCGCACCCCAAGGGCGATCTCTATATCTACAAGATGACTGCGGATCAATGCCGCTGGCTCAAGGATTTGCCTTATGAAAGATATGCTCTTGCTCGGAATTCCTGATCTCCCTGAGCGCGCCTTTGTCCGGGCCGGGCGCAACATCCGTCCGCAAGGAGGCGGGAAGGGGGGCAGTACACCTAAGCAACCAGACTATGTAGCTGCTGCACAGGCTACCTCCCAAGGGAATCTTGATCTCGCGAAGTACGCCACACAAGCTAACCGCGTTAACCAGGTTACTCCGTGGGGATCGTTGACATGGTCGAATGACCGCGCATTTGATCAGGATGGCTACAATCGCGCGCTCCAGTCGTATCAACAGGCTTTGCAGAATAGCCATCGGGCGTCTGACGCGCCCTATGCGAACCAATGGGACAGCAATGGAAATGTTGTCTATTCAAATGGAGGTGGAGCTGGTGGGGGGGGGCGCTCATCGGCAAATATAAGCGCGCCCAACGCTGCGGATTTTTACTCTGGCGGCGACAACTGGACGCAAAAAATCAGTCTCTCGCCTGAAATGCAGGCGATGTTTGACCAGCAAATGAAGTTGCAGCGCGGCCTGTTCGGTTCGCAAGATGCCGCAATGGGGCGAGTCAATCAGATGATGGGGTCTGGCTTTGATACGAGCGGGCTCCCGCAAGGTGGGGACGCCTTTGCTTTACAGGCATATGACCCAACTAGGGCGACCAATAACGCCACTGAACTGCTGATGCAGCGGATGAACCCCGAACTGGACCGGCAGCAAGAGGCACTCCGAACTCAGTTGACGAATCAGGGGATTGCTCAAGGATCGCAAGCCTGGAATCAGGCAATGGGATCTTTTGGGCAGCAGCGGAACGATGCCGCGAGCCAGGCTGCACTTGCGGGCATCGGTTTGGGCATGCAGCAGCAGGGTCTAACGTTTAGCCAAGAGCTGCAACAGCAGCAACTTGCGAATGCATTGCGGAACTCGGCCTTCCAGGAAAAAGCATATCTTCGCAATCTCCCTCTAGCTGAATTCAATGCTCTGACAAACGGATCGCAAGTGCAGATGCCACAGTTTCCAGGCTATGCACAGCAGGCTACTACTGGAGGTCCAGACATTTTGGGAGCTACCAAGGCGGGGTATAGCACTGCGCTGGACGCCGCGAACGCACGCAACGCGCAGTCACAACAGAACGCCCGGGGCCTAGGCGGATTGGCCGGTGGGGGCTTGGGGTTCATGTTTGGTGGCCCCATGGGCGGCTTATTGGGCGGCGGCTTGGGAAGCGCTATTGGTGGCTTGTTCGGCTAAATAATTCTGCAAAGGAAGAACATCAATGGCCACCTCTAATCCATTCATGCCAGCGGTTTTGGGTCCTGATATTCAACAAAGACAGCTTGATATGCAACGTCAACAAATGTTGGCGCAGACTCTGTTAGCTCAGGGGCAAGAAAAACCGCCGGGCCAAATGATCTCGGGTCACTATGTTCCTTCGTCCCCATTTGAAGGATTGGCAGGCGCGCTAAAGACCTACATGGGCTTCAAAGCCATGGAGGAAATTCCCAAGCAGCAACAGGAACTAGCCCGCGCTTTGCGAAGCGACACAGAGCAACGATTTGGTATCGGACAGCCTGGCGCCGGAGGTGGTGGCGTGGCGCAGGCGTATCCGGTCGGTCAAAGCGGCCAGCCGATGCAGCCCCCTCCGCAGCCGCCCTCTCAATCACAAATGCCGCTACTTCCCGGGCGTTCGCCTCAGGAATCCATGGCTGTTTACATGGGCGTCGGGCCGGAGGCGTATTTCAAGATGGTTGGGGAGCAGGGCTTTCAGAAGCCCATGGTTGTCAGCGAGGGAGGTACGGTCTACGACCCGATGTCGCGTCAACCACAGTTCTCTGCCGCCAAGAATGGCATCCAGACCATGTACGGGCCGAATGGTCCTCAAGCTGCGGCGGTGCCTGGCTATGGCGCTGCAAACGCAGCTATTCAGGGTCTGGAAGCCGGCGCAGTCGAGGGCGCAAAGTCGCAGTTCGATCTTGTTGATGTGCCGGATGGCCGGGGCGGCAAGATCCAAATGCCGCGCTCGCAAGCCGTGCAAGCTCTGGGGGCCGGGCCTCAGGCGATGCCTGTTGGCACTCCTGGATCTAATCAGATGGGTCAAGTTGGAGCGCCTAGCCCAGCGGGCGGTACATTGGGAACCACTATCAGCCCTGAACAACGGGCTGCTCAAGAACAATTTGGGGATGTCCGTGCGTCTGCAAACCAGATGCTGTCTGGCATTCAGGCATTGCGGCAGCATAAGGGCTTTGAGGGCAATTACGGCCTTTCTGGTTTGATCTACAACCGGCCAGGCGGCCCTTCCGCTGATGCAAAAGCACTGGCGGATCAGCTCATGAGCCAGGGGTGGCTCCAAATGCGCGACAAGCTTCGGGGAACCGGGGCGATTACTGACTACGAAAGCAAGAAGGCTGAACAAGCATGGTCGGCGCTGAACGACCCCAGGATTAGCCCAAAGATGGCGCGCGATCAATTGGATATCATTGAGAAGATCACCCGCGATGGTCTCCAGCGGGCGCAATCGAAGGCCTACGGCAATGGCCCCGCGCCTGGCGCTGCGGCTGGTGGCCGACCGTCATTGACCGATATCTTCGGGAATTGAAATGGCTAATTTCGATGACCTTCTGAAGCTCGTTCGCCAGGCGGAAAGTGGCGGTCGCGAATTCGACGCTGCGGGGAATGTGCTCACGTCTCCGGCTGGCGCGAAGGGTTCCATGCAAGTCATGGACACAACGAACCGAGACCCAGGCTATGGCGTGCGGCCTGCGGCAGACAATAGCCTTGACGAACGCGCCCGCGTCGGACAGGACTATCTTCGAGCGATGTTGACGAACTACGGCGGTGATGTGCGAAAGGCTCTGGCCGCGTACAACGCTGGCCCTGGAAGTGTGGATCGTGCGATCTCGCGGGGTGGCGATGACTGGATGTCGTATCTCCCCAAGCCTGCCGAGACTGTGCCATATGTGAACAAGATCGTAGGTGGCCTGACGCAACAGCCGAACATGCTTGACCGCGCAGCTGCGGCCGTACTGCCTTCTGCTCAAGCCGCTACGCCTGCGCAAGGGATATCAAGCAAGATCCAGGCCGCACGAGGGGCAGGCTATAGCGATGCAGAGATCATGCAACACCTTGGGGCAAGCCAGGGCTTTGCAGATCAGATGCGTCAAGCCAAGGATGCTGGCTATTCGGATGCTGAGATTTTTCAGCACTTGGGTCTGTCCGCGCCTAGCGCCGCCGCGCAAACAGCAAAATCAGAAGTTTCCGATAGCGCGCTTGTGGGCCTCGGTGCGGGCCTCGGGAAGGGTGTTGGAACGGTCGCCCTGAATGCTCAGCGTTATCTCGGTAAAGGCCTCAATGCGGTAAGTGACGTATTCTCGCCGCCGGAGCGCAACCTATCGTCACTGATCACGGGGCAGCAGCCGCAGGGCGGTAATTCTGTCGGGAATTGGCTTGTCCAGGATGCAGAACAGGGCTTGAAAAAGTTAGAGGGAGAAGTCGCGCCCTATCGTGAAGCAAGCCCCATTGCTACCGGTGCGGGGGAAATCGGCGGCAACATCGCAGCCACTTTGCCTGTCGGCGGCATCCTTGCTAAGGGCGCTCAGGCAGTCGCCCCAGGTCTTGGACTTGGCGCGGCAGGGACATCGAAATTGGCACAAGCACTGCAATCAAGCGGAATGCGGCTTGGCGGTGCGCCTGCTACGACGACTGCCGGCAAGATGGGAGATTTGCTGTTGCGTGGCGGTGCAGGGGCGGCGACAGGGGGCATATCGGCCGGCCTGGTGAACCCTAATGATGTGGGCATGGGTGCTGCTATCGGGGCGGCTTTCCCTGTGGCGGGTATGGCGCTTGGCAAAGGCAGCGAGATGCTGGGGCGCGCCCTGAGAGGCGGTGAAGTATCGCAGCCGGTACGAGATTTAGCTGAAAAAGCCGCGTCCTTAGGCATTTCTGTACCCGCTGACCGAATCGCGAATAGCCGCCCGATGAACGCCCTTGCTGCCAGCCTGAACTATGTTCCGTTTAGCGGCCGGGCTGCTGTTGAAGATGCCATGCAATCGCAGCTCAACCGAGCGTTGTCCCGCACATTCGGACAGGACTCAACGAATGTGACTCAGGCACTTCGCAATGCTGCCGGCGATTTGGGTTCGAAGTTTGATGACGTATTGAAAAACAATGTCGTCAAGGTTGATGAGACGTTCCTCAGTAGCTTGGCAGAGCGGGCGCAACAGGCTGTTCAGGAACTGCCCGAAGCTCAAGCTCGGGTCATCAACAATCAGATTGATGAGATCATCACGCAGGCGTCAAAGGGCGGCGGCCAACTCGATGGCCAGCTTGCCTACAACTTCAAACGCACCTTGGATCGAATCGGTGGCAGAACTACCCCGGAAGCCTATTACGCCAACGAGTTAAAGAAGGATCTGATGGGGGCTTTGAATCGCTCGCTGGCCCCGGAAGACGCCGCGGCGTTCGCGCGGACCCGCCAGCAATACGGCAACATGCTGTCGCTGGAGAACTTGGCAAAGAACGGCGTTGAGGGGGACATCTCGATAGCGCGTCTGGCCAACATGCGGAACATCAGAAACCCAGAGCTTCAGGAGCTGGCTGATATTTCTGCGCAGTTCTTGCGGCCTCGGGAAGGGCAGCATGGGGCTGCGCAACGGATCATGGCAGGGGCTTTGATGGGGTATGGGGCTGGCATTCCCGCTGCGGCGGCGTCTGTCGGGATTGGCCGGCTAGCTAATAGCTTGCTAAACAGCACCGCCGCGCGCAATGTAATGTTGGGCCAACAATCGAACACGGCGCTGGCCAACGCGCTGCGCCAGGTTCTCCCCGTCACAGCAGCGAAGTCAGTGCCAGTACTCAGCGCCCAGTGAAGCCCTTCCAGAACCCGTAGATCGCGATGATCACGAGGAACACGACGAGCTTCCAGAGTTTGAATTCAAGATAGTCCATAGAGATCCATTATAGCCACCCGTATAAGGGTGGCTTTTTTATTTCGAGGTGTGTGAATGCCGCGCAACGGAACCGGCGGATACAGTCTGCCTAGCAATTCGTGGAATCCAGCTGTCAACGGGGTGGCTGCTACAGCAGCGGATTGGCAGAACTTGATCAATGACGTTGGGGGAGCTATCCAGCAATCTGTTTCGAGTGATGGTCAAACACCCATGACAGGTAGTCTGAAAATGGGCGGCTTCTCTCTAACAGGTCTTGGCGCTCCTTCCGGAAGCGGCCAGTCCCTACGATGGGAGCAATTGGTTAAAGGTGCGGATATCAGCTCTGCGGCGGCTCTATCCATTCCGGTTGAAGGGTCTTATTTCAATGTCACAGGGGTCGCCACTATCACATCGATTTCCGATGTCTATCCTGGACGCCTGGTGTATCTGAAGTTCATGAGCGTCCTGAGCCTCACGAACTCAACTGCCTTGGTTCTGCCGAATTTGTCGGACTATACAACGATGGCGGGTGACATTCTGGTGTTTTTGAACGATGCACCCGGTGTTTGGATATGTGTAGCATACCCAAATAGAACACTGGCGCTAGGAACGTTCCGAAACAAGCTAATCAATGCACAAGGTATATTGAATCAGCGTGGCTACGCATCGGGCACTGCAACGGTCGGCACAAATCAATACACGCTTGATCGTTGGCGCGTAGTCGCAAGTGGGCAAAATCTAACATTCTCCAGTTCAGGTATTGCTGTCACAATGACCGCTCCAGTCGGCGGCCTAGAACAAGTCATAGAAGGCTCCTTCATTGAAGGTGGAGTGTATTCCTTATCTTGGCTTGGCACAGCAACAGCAACAGTTAATGGTGCCGCAGTTGCCAATGGAGGGATGATTGCGCTAACGGCAGGAGCAAACGCCACTGTTAGATTTATCAATGGTAGCGTGAGGATGCCACAGCTTGAACGCGGATGGGTTACTCCATTCGAGTATCTTCCCGTGGAGATTAATGAAATTCGGTGCCTACGGTATTACGAAGCGTCTCAAGGAAATATGTCGTTCACTCAGCCAGGAAACTCTGGTGCCATCCCCCAGCGGCTGCCTGTGATGTATCGGGTCAGTAAGCGGGCATCTCCCACTGTCTCTGTGATAGTCGGCTTTGGGTCAGTCGCCTTCTCTAATGGTAATGCAGTATTTGCGTATTTTTCGTTCGGCGGCGCAACTCAGCAAGAAAACCAATGGTCATGGAGTGCTAATGCGGAGCTTTGATCATGTACAAGTCAATCAATAAAGAGACGATTCAGCGTTTGGCTGATGGTGTTTATATTCCCTGTGATGAAGCTAATGCAGACTTTCAATGCTTTTTAGAATGGGAAAAATGCGGTGGTGAGCTTTTAGAAGCAGATCCCGCTCCAGTCTATGTGCCACAAGAAGTTTCCGCTGCTCAGGCCTATGTGGCTCTTATGGCAGCCGGCCTTTACGAGGAGGTAGAGGCGTGGGCAAATGATCCTAACACGTCGTACCTACATCGTATTGCATTTCAAAAAGGCGCCACATTTAGGAGAGATAGCCCGGCGGTCCTAGCTGGTGCGGCTGTATTGCGATGGGAGGGCGCACTGCTCGATCAGCTGTTTATTGCCGCAGATGCCATAAAACTCTAGAGAGAATCAATGGAAGATCCCTACTATGGCGATCTGGTTAGCCGGGTATCGGTATTGGAAAGGCGAGTAGACCGTCTATACGCTTGGGGTGCTGCTGCGTTCTTTACTGGATCATTATTGAGCGGCGGCTAGATCTGGTTTGGCAATCGAAGTGTGAACCAGCTCGACCAAGTTATCGGTTCTGTCAACTCCGTACAGACGGATGTTTTGATGATCAAGAAAGATGCAGAACGCAAGGATCGTGAGTGGCGGCTCATAACACAGATCGTGAAAAAAGGGGGGATCCCCGATGTATCAAAAAATCTCAATGACGAGTAGGGGGGGGTTATGAGGCTAGTGCCTGAATGGCGCTCCTGGTGGCGCTCCCATTCCGTTCGATTTCAGGCTGCTGCGGCAGCCTTTTTTATTGCCCTTGGGAGCATGACTGATGTGGCTATCGAAGTTTGGCGCAACGTTCCGGACGATATACGAGCTGTTTTCCCGCCTTGGGTCGTCTACGGTTTCGGCATCTTCCTCATCCTCGGAGGAATCCTCAGCAAGTTCTATGTCCAGCAACGGCTCACAGACGCCCGTAATGCAGCCCAACAAAGTTCCGGATCCGACTCTTGATGAGATCGCATCCAAGGCCATGGTTCCAGCCTTTGCGCTCCTGCCGGCCAGGATGGATACGAAGGAAGCCCGGTGCATGATGCTGGCGATCGGCTTGCAGGAAAGCCGGTTCCAGCACCGCCAGCAGATTGGCGGCCCAGCACGGGGATTCTGGCAGTTTGAGAAGGGCGGTGGGGTAAGGGGGGTGATCATGCACGACACCACCCGAGAAGCTGCCAAGGCTGTTTGCAAGGCCCGTGGCATCCCGGCTACGACGGATGCGGCCTACGCCGCGCTAGACCAGGATGACGTGCTGGCGGCCGCCTTTGCCCGTCTGCTGCTGTGGACGGATCCCAAGCCTCTGCCGGCGTTGGGCGAGACAGATCAAGCCTGGGGTCTATACACCAGGACCTGGCGCCCTGGGAAGCCCCATCGGCAGACCTGGGACGCCTTGTACAACCGAGCTTTAGAGGCGGTGCGATGAACGCCATCCTATCTGCGTTACTTGCCCAATACTGGCCCTATCTGGCCGGCGGCGTTGCTATCGCCCTGGCCTACTTTGGCGTGCGCCTTAAAGGCAAGTCCGACGGCCGCCAGGAAGTGCAGGCCCAGATCAACAAGCAAGCGGTAGATGCCGCCAAGGAGGCCCGTGATGTGCAATCCAAGATCGATCGTATGCCTGTTGGTGGCGCTGACGCTGAGCTTCGTCGCAAGTGGATGCGCAAGCCGGGAACCGGTGGGCAATGACTTCTGCTTTGTGTCTGGCCCGATCTTCATTGAGCAAGCCGACGTTCTGACGGATCGGACGGCGCAGCGAATCTTGGCCCACAATGAGCTTGGGGTGAGGTTGTGCGACTGGCCTGGGGCTGACGACTAACGCCGTAGCGGAAAAACAGCTGTCGAGCATCCCTTGCGTTCCGCTGCCAGCTTGATCTCATCATCTGCTCCTGGCTCACGCATCCAGCTAGAACAGCCATCGTCCGGATGGGATGGGCTGATCGGGTGCCCTGGGTCTCGGCGGCAGAATGGTCTGCGGCCCTCATCGGTCGTTTCACCGTGGAAGTGCGTACAGACCCAGCAGCCGCCCGGGCGGATAGCGTCAGGCAGAAAGTAGGGCATGGCTGTATGAATATACAGCACTGAGGGCGTAGGTTTGTGGGGGATTTGTTGGCACACCGCCCGCGAAACAAGGCATCCTCCGCGCTCAGCGCAAAGAAAAATTCCTTTCAAATCAACGTGCTCTCCATGCGCATTGGTTGTGGTAATTGACTCATAATCCGTTGGTGCCGAGTTCGACTCTCGGGGGGCCTACCAAGAAAATCCTGATTTATCAGGTACCTACAGCCGCCAGCGATGGCGGCTGTTTGTTTTTTAGCCTTTGTTGTGTCCGGAGTGTGTCCCCTCCCGTTTCTGGGGCACCCATGAGGCTTCAGGGCTGCGGCAAGAAGCGTGAACAAACTATCGCGCCATGATTGACGCGCGGCCCGACCTGACTATTGGACTCGCACCGGCAAGCTGCAATCGGAGAAGAAGACCTCGCACTTCTTGCCAGTCGTTTTCTCGCACGAGTCAATGGCGTACTTAGATGCGATTTCCAGCGTCCGCCCGCGGGCCGAGACGGCATGGTTGCTGCCCCAGGCGAGAGCGCCGCATTGATTGGAATAGGTGATGTCGACGCGGCAACTCTTGCCGCCCTTGCGTTGGCACATGGCCGTGGCGGTCTGGATGGCGGCTTCCTCGGTGGGCTGGCTGC